CAATATTATCGACTACCATGAGGAAAGAGGTAAAGGACTACCGCATTATATACAGATGATAAAGGAAAAAGACTACATCTACAAAGATCACTTTGCACCACACGACATCGAAGTTACAGATTTTAGTAATGGTAAGACCCGGAGAGAGGTCGCCTATCAATTAGGAATTAGGTTTAAGGTCGTACCAAAAATACCATTAGAAGATGGCATACACGCAACTACCATGATCCTACCTAGATGCTGGATTGATGTAGACCATTGCAAAAACTTAATAGATGCGTTAAGACACTACCATAGGAAGTACATCGACAAAAATAGAATGTTCAGATCGAAACCTGTACATGATTGGAGTTCACACGCTTGCGATGCCATGAGGTATCTAGCTGTTGGACTACAAGAAATAAATGATAGACAAATTGCTCCACAAAGTGTAGCAGATAATGAATACAGGATTTTATAATTATGGGATTTTTAAAACCAAAAATGCCGGCATTGCCACCACCTCCTCCTCCACCAGAGCCGCCTAGCACAGAATTATCCCCGGAGGAAAAAGAAAGAATTAAAAAAGAACAAGATGAGATTAGAAGAAGAAGAAAAGGTAGAAAAGATACTATCCTTACTGGTCCTCTTGGTATTCAAGAAACAGAGGAAGAAGCATTAGAAACTTTATTAGGTAAATAATATGATTTTAAATACTTTAAAAAAAATTTTTAAAAAAAAACCAACAGAAAAGAAAATTAAAAAGAAAGTAAAAGAAGAAGATGTTTTAGTTTTATCTGAAGATGCAACCTATGAAAATGAAGTTGTAAAACAAGAAGGTACAAAAGAAACTGTACAAGAAACTAAATCATCAACAACATTTGGAGTTTAACTATGCCGGGTCATACAGCAGCACATGAAAGAGCATCTAATAGAAAAACAACAACAGGTAGTTACAGTAGAAGTCGTAATCAAGGTGGTGTAAAAACAACTGTTACATCAAACAATAATAGAACTAGAATACAAAATGATAAACAAAAACAATTTGAAACAACATATCAAGCTAATGAATTTTCAGGCACAGGCAAAACTGTAGATACTTCTAAATATAGAGATTTAAGATTAAATAGATTTTATCAAGGTGGAGAAGTAAAAACACCCATAGTAAGTTTAAAACCATTTGAAAAACTTTTAAAAAAAGGTTCAGTTAAAACAAGAAAATTTTTTGCTGATCCTGAGAACACTAATCTACTTGGTACAAATAAAAAAATATCTGTACTTGATGCAGGTAAGTTTAAATACAAAGGTAAAGTTTTAACAAGATCAGAATTTGAATCTATGAGTGCTGCACAACAAGAAGCTACTTATAAAACTTATTTAAGTGAAAGACAATCTGGTATGATAGATGCTTATGGTAATCCGGGTTCAGCAACAAGAGGTGGAAGAGATGATGCTCCACCTATATTACAAAAGAAAGTTGTTGGTGGACAAACATTAATTACAGAAGCACCAACTGCCACAGAAATAGCTGAAGAAAAAGAATCTGAAAAATATGATGCAAGAAAAACTAAGAAGAGAGGAAGAAGAAGAACAATTTTTCAACAAGGTACATCAAAAGATTTCACATTAAGTAAACCAATATTACTAGGCGTATAATGGCAAAAACTGATTTAACTAAAACTATCATGGCGAGATTTGATCGCCTTAAAACTGGTCGTCAAAACTGGGAAACACATTGGCAAGAAGTTGCAGATTACATGCAACCTAGAAAAGCTGATGTTACTAAAACTAGATCACGAGGCGATAAAAGAACAGAACAAATTTTTGATTCCTCTCCAATACAAGCTGTAGAATTGTTAGCTGCATCTCTTCATGGAATGTTGACTAACCCTTCTACTCCTTGGTTTTCATTAAGATATAAGGATGAAGGATTAGATTCAGATGATGAAGCTAAACTTTGGTTAGAAGGTGTAACAGATACTATGTACACTGCTTTCAATAGATCAAACTTTCAACAAGAAATATTTGAATTGTATCACGATCTAATAACATTTGGTACTGCTGCAATGTTTATTGAAGAAGATCAAAGTGATCTTTTAAAATTTTCAACAAGACACATAAACGAAATCTATATTACTGAAAATGACAAAGGTAGAATAGATACAGTATATAGAAGATTTAAAATTACACTTAGAGCTGCTGCTCAACAGTTTGGAACTAATTTATCAGAAGAAGCTAAAACAAAAGTTGAAAAAGACCCATTTGATGAAATAGATATTTTACATGCAGTATATCCAAGAGTAGAGTTTAATCCTACAAAAAAAGATAAAGAGAACATGGAGTTTGAATCTGTTTATCTTGAATACAAAAATGGTAATGAACTATCAGTAGGTGGCTTTGTTGAGTTTCCTTTTGTTGTACCAAGATATTTAAAAGCATCTCATGAAATCTATGGTAGATCACCAGCAATGACAGCTTTACCAGATGTCAAGATGTTAAATGAAATGTCAAAGACAACTATCAAAGCTGCACAGAAACAAGTAGACCCGCCTTTATTAGTTCCTGATGATGGTTTCTTATTACCAGTTAGAACTGTACCGGGAGGACTAAACTTTTATAGATCAGGCACAAGAGATAGAATTGAACCATTAAACATTGGTGCAAACAATCCATTAGGTTTGAATATGGAAGAGCAAAGAAGAACTGCAATTAGAAATGTATTCTATGTAGATCAACTATTGCTACAACAAGGACCACAGATGACAGCAACTGAAGTCATACAAAGAAACGAAGAGAAGATGAGATTACTTGGTCCAGTATTAGGTAGACTACAATCAGAATTATTAAAACCAATGATTGATAGATGCTTTGCAATACTACTTAGAAACAATCAATTTGCTCAAGCACCTGAGTTTTTATCTGGTCAAGATATAGAAATAGAATATGTATCACCATTAGCAAAAGCACAAAAAGGTACAGAGCTTTCATCAATTACTAGAGCAATAGAAATATTAGGATCACTTGCTAATGTTGCTCCAGTATTTGATTACATTAACTTTGATGCGTTGGTCAAGCATGTAGCAGACTTAGTTGGCGTACCGCAAAAAGTTTTAAAACTACAATCACAAGTTAATGCAGAAAGAGAACAGCAAGCTCAACTTGCAGAACAACAAGCACAAATGCAACAGATGCAACAAGTTGCAGACGCAGGAGGAAAAATAGCTCCATTAGCGAAGGCTTTACCAGAAGAGGCAAAAGCTCTAGTTAATGCAGAATAGTATGGAAGCAAAACAACTAGAAAAATACTTACAACAACTACAAACAGATTATAAAGTAATATTCAATTCAGACGAAGGCGTAAGAGTCATGGCTGATCTTGAAAAACGATGTCATTTTATGACTACCACAAATATAAAAGGTGATAGTCATGAAAGTGCATATATGGAAGGACAACGCAGCGTTCTTCTATTTATAAAACAAATGCTGCAAAAAAAGGATAAATAAAATGTCAAGCGAACAGATAACACAGGAAACTGTGCCTGTAGAACAAGCGACTACTACAGAGACAGGAACACCTGCAACACAACCAACTACTGAAACAAAACCAGAAGTTACAACAACAACTACTACAACAACATCATCTTGGAAAGACTCTATAAGCGAAGCATATAGAAACGATCCTAACATTGAAAAGTTTACAGAGATAGATGCACTTGCAAAGTCATACATCAATGCAACTAGAATGATTGGACAAGATAAGATGGTTGTGCCTAATAAAAATTTTACTGAAGATCAATGGGAAGAAGCCTATATGAAAATGGGTAGACCAGAGTCTTTTGATAAATATTCATTAGATTTTAAATCAGATGTTGTTTCTTTAGATGAACAAGCAATTAAAAATTTTCAAGAACAATCTTTTAAATTAGGTTTGAATAATGAACAAGCAAAAGGTGTTTTAGATTTTTATAAAAATAATATGGAAGCACAAAATCAACAAGCAAAAATTGATGTTGAAACATCTCAAGCTCAAGCTCAAAACTTACTTAGACAAGAATGGGGTAGAGACTATGATGCAAATATTAATAAAGCTAAATCATTAGCTACAGCTAATCTATCACCAGAAGTTTTTGAAATGCAACTAGCAGATGGAAGTAGACTTGGAGATAATGTTGATGTCATAAAAGGTTTTGCAAAGATTGCAAACATGATGTCAGAAGATAAAATATTGTCTACTGAGTCTGAAAATATGGATAGAAGTCAAGATATACAAACTGAAATAGATCAGATTATGAACGATAAGAATGGTCCATATTGGAACAAATCTCATCCTAATCATGATAAAATTGTTCAACAAGTCTATACCATGAGGGAAATGTTAAGTGGCAGCAAATGATCATTTGAATGATGAAGAGCTTAGACTTGAGATTTTAAGGATTGTTAAAGAAACAGGCACAGAGTTTCAGAAACAAGACCCCTTGCCAATCTGCGAAAATTATTATAAATGGATTAAAGGTAAGACAATTCGTAAGAACCTTACTGGCAAGAAGGAATAGACTTCTAGTCTAAAAGACTTAAAATCCAAGAGATGCCTGCGTAGGCGGATAACTTCTCTGATTGTTTAATATAAATGATAACAATGGGAGACTAATATGTCATCACAAATAACTACAGCATTTGTACAGCAGTATTCTGCAAATATACAAATGTTGTCTCAACAAATGGGATCGTTATTAAGAGACAAAGTTCGTCTTGAATCTGTTGTTGGAAAAAATGCTTTCTTCGATCAAGTAGGAAGCGTTACTGCTGTTGAAAAAACTAGCAGACATTCTGACACTCCACAGATCGACACTCCGCATGCTAGAAGAAGAGTATCTCTTGCGGACTACGAATTTGCGGATTTAATAGATCAACAAGACAAAGTGAGACTCTTAATTGATCCAACTTCATCTTATGCTCAAGCTGCTGCTATGGCAATGGGTAGAGCTATGGATGATGTGATCATCTCTGCTGCACTAGGTACTGCGTTTACTGGTGAGACAGGGTCAACAAGTACAGCTAATGCGAATTCAATCGCACATGGTTCTACTGGTTTAACTATTGCTAAATTAAGAAGTGCAAAAGAAACTCTTGATTTAGGTAGTGTTGATCCATCTATACCAAGACACATCATAGTATCTCCGAAGCAGATTACTGATCTTTTAGGAACAACTGAGGTTACAAGTTCAGACTTCAACACAGTCAAAGCATTGGCTAATGGTGAAATCAACTCGTTCCTTGGTTTCAACTTTATTGTATCAAACAGACTATCGCTATCTGGCTCTACTAGATCGTGCATTGCCTT